CGTTCGCGAAGACATCGTCACCCCGGAAGAACTCCAGCCCTGCATCGACTGGCTCCATCGAGCGCCGTGGTCGTTCGGCTGGAAGTCCGATAAGGACATCTCTTTCGGACACTGGAATGTGGACATCGCCCGAGGTGGTGTCACCAACACAGTGGACGTGTCTTCGCGTCTTCCCGGGCCGTTTAAGTACGTCTGGAAGAAACTGCTTGATCAGTTCCCCGGCTCCACACTGATCCGGTGCTATGCCAATCAGCACACCTTTGGGACTGAGGGCTACATCCACACCGACACCGAAAGGCCGGAGGACCAGACCTGCGTCATCTACCTGAACAAGGAATGGGACGCAAACTGGGGAGGGGAAACCTCCTTCTACAGCCTTGACCGTTCTACGGTGCTTCTAAGTGTTATCCCTAAGATCGGCAGGATGGTGGTTTTCTCGGGGACCATCCCCCACTGCGCCAAGCCCCTGACCCGCATCTGCAACAAGTCCCGCACGACCTTGATGTTCAAGTTCGCCGTGGACCCCAAGTCAGTCTATCAGGCAGAAGTCCTGCTCAAGGCGTTCCTGATCAACATCGGCGCAAACCAAAAGCCCCACAAGAACGGCAGTCTGATGGACCATCTGGTCCGGGTGTTCCACCTCATGAAGTCGGTCGGGATCGGAGACATTCTGGCAGTCGCCGGTGGTTTGCATTCGGTCTTCGGCACAGACTCCTACAAGGATGCTTGCCTTCCTTGGGAAAGCACCTTGATCCAAGAATCTTTCGGGGATGAAGTGGATCGGCTCGTCCGACTCTTTGCCCGTTTAAACAGGCCGCAGGATTTGATGGACGGCTCTCCGCTGTCCGAACAAGACCTGTTTCTCATGCGCTGCATTGAAACAGCCAACCTCTACGACCAAGGGGAGTTAGACCAACACCCCCATCTGGTCGAATTCTCCCGACAATTCAGATAACGCTGGCATGGCGCAACGGTAGCGCAACCGCCTTGTAAGCGGTAGGTTGTGGGTTCGATTCCTACTGCCAGCACCATTTCCAAAAAAACACTTGCACGAACGATTGTTCGTGTTTAAACTCTGCTCCATCGTTTAAACCGAGGAGTGGTAGTGACTGAGCGCCAGCGACTGGTTCTGGAATTCATCCAGACCTACATCAAAATGAAGGGATTCGCGCCTTCTATGCAAGACATCGCCACGGGTCTTGGGATGAAATCGCGCTCCAATATCCACAGGATTGTCCACAGCCTTGAAAAACAGGGTCTTCTGGTCACGACCCCGCACAAAGTGCGAACAATGAAACTCAAGGACCGCTCGGTCGAGGAAATGCTGGCCCTATGAGCGATCTTCTCACCCGGGACGAGATCAAACAGTATCTGGCGCTGCTCGATACGCTGCCAGAAGGCTCTCCCGAGGTCGAGAAAATCCACACCCTCTTGCAGGCAGACAAGCGCGAACGCTGCCGTCAGAACTTCATGCCCTTCGTGCGGCAGATGTGGTCAGCATTCATCCCCGGGAAGCACCATCAGATCATGGCAGATGCGTTTGAACGTGTCGCCAAAGGCGAGTTGAAGCGCCTGATCATCAATATGCCGCCTCGGCACACCAAATCCGAGTTCGCATCCTTCCTTTTCCCGTCTTGGTTTCTGGGTATGTACCCCGAAAAGAAGATCATTCAGACCGCCCACACGGCTGAATTGGCGGTCGGTTTTGGTCGAAAAGTGCGAAATCTGGTGGGTTCGCCCGATTACCAAGAGATTTTCCCCACCAAGATGTCGGCTGACTCCAAGGCCGCTGGTCGATGGAACACATCCAAGGGCGGCGACTACTTCGCTATCGGTGTCGGGGGTGCAGTGACCGGTAAAGGCGCGGATGTGCTCATCATCGACGACCCGCACAGCGAACAAGAGGCCATGCAAGGCAATCCGGCAGTCTATGACCGGGTCTACGAGTGGTATTCGTCCGGTCCTCGCCAGCGTTTGCAGCCGGGTGGAGCGATTGTGATCGTGATGACCCGTTGGTCCAAGCGCGATCTCACGGGGCAGATTCTCAATTCCGCAGCCAAGAAAGACTTGGAGGACTGGGAAGTCATCGAACTACCTGCGCTTCTCCCGTCAGGCAAGCCTCTCTGGGCAGAATTCTGGAAGCAAGAGGAACTGGAGGCCATCAAGGCCGAACTCCCGGTAGGCAAGTGGGAGGCGCAATACCAACAAAACCCAACATCGGAAGAAGGCGCGATCATTAAGCGCGAAATGTGGAAGATTTGGGAAAACGAACGACCACCGCAGGTCGATTACATCATCCAATCGTGGGACACAGCCTTTGAAAAGAGCAACCGCGCCGACTACTCTGCTTGCACGACTTGGGGTGTTTTTTATCGTGACGTGGATGGTCAGGAGATTCCGAACATCATCGTCTTGGATGCGTTCAAGGAGCGCATGGAGTTCCCAGAACTCAAGAAAACAGCCTTCGACTTCTGGAAAGAATGGAACCCGGACACGCTCATTGTGGAGAAAAAGGCGGCTGGAGCACCACTGATCTATGAGATGCGGAAGATGGGCATCCCTATCTCCGAATATACACCGAGCAAAGGCTCAGATAAGATAGCCCGTGTAAACGCTGTGTCAGACCTTTTTGCGTCCGGCATGGTGTGGAGACCTGAAACCCGCTGGGCTGATGAACTTGTTGAAGAACTTGCATCCTTCCCGAACGGCGATCACGACGATTTGGTGGACTCAACCACGCAAGCGTTGTTGCGGTTTAGGCAGGGGGGCTTTATTCAACTGGCGTCCGACGAGGCTGATGGGATGTTTGTACCCCGCAAGGCGGCGTATTACTAAGGACGGCTATGGAAAAATCACTCTACCAACTTCCCCCCGGCATTGAGGCGCTGTCTGAGACTGCCCCGGAAGTCGAGATCGAAATCGAGATGGAGCAGGAAGAGGGCGAGGAGCCTGTTGTTGAAATCGAGGTGAATCTTGCCTCTTTTGACGAAAACCTCGCAGAAAACATGGACGAGGGCGCTCTTCAGTTGGTTTCCGAAGAGATTTTGTCCTTCATCAAAGACGACCTGACCTCCCGCAAAGACTGGGAAAAGACCTACAAAGAGGGCTTGAGCCTGCTCGGCCTGAAGATCGACGAGCGCACTGAGCCTTGGGATGGCGCGTGTGGTGTGTACCACCCCATCCTTTCTGAGTCGGTGGTCAAGTTTCAGTCAGAAACCATTCTGGAAACCTTCCCGGCATCTGGCCCAGTGAAGACCAAGATCATTGGCAAGGTCACCCGCGAGAAAGAAGAGGCGGCAGCGCGAGTTCAGGACGACATGAACTACGAACTGACCGAGGTGATGACCGAGTACCGCAACGAGCATGAGCGCCTGTTGTGGAGTCTGCCCATCACCGGCTCGGCATTCAAGAAGGTCTACTTCGACCCCAGCCTTGACCGCCAAGTCGCCATGTTTGTCCCGGCAGAGGACATCATCGTCCCCTACGGAGCGTCTGATCTTCAGTCTTCTCCCCGTGTTTCGCACCGGATGCGGAAGACCGAGAACCAGATCAAGAAACTGCAAGTCGCTGGCTTCTATCGTGACATCGAACTAGAAGAGCCGCAGCGCAACATCACCGAGATTGAGAAGAAAAAGGACGAAGAGGCTGGTGTAAACATCGTCGATGACGACCGCTACCTGCTGTATGAAGTCCACATTGACTACGACCTGCCCGGGTATGAGAACGAAGACGGCATTGCGCTGCCTTATGTGATCACGCTGGCATCGACCGGCGAGGTTTTGGCGATCCGTCGCAACTACCTTGAGGATGATCCGACTCAACAAAAGCGGATGCACTTCACGCACTACACCTACATCCCCGGTTTTGGTTTTTACGGCTTTGGCTTGATCCACCTCGTGGGCGGCTTTGCAAAGAGTGCGACATCGATCCTTCGACAACTCGTTGACGCAGGCACTCTGTCAAACCTCCCCGGGGGTTTCAAGTCCAAAGATTTGCGCGTCAAGGGTGATGACACCCCGATTGCCCCGGGTGAGTGGCGAGACGTGGACGTGACGGGCATGACCATCAAGGATTCGGTCGTTCCCCTCCCGTACAAAGAGCCGAGCGCCACGCTGTTTAACCTGCTCAACACCATCGTTGAAGAAGGTCGCCGCTTTGCATCCGTGGCAGACATCAAGTTTGCGGATATGTCCGCTCAAGCGCCTGTGGGAACCACGCTGGCGCTGCTTGAGAGAACCCTGAAGGTGATGAGCGCGGTGCAGGCCCGTGTCCACGCAGCGATGAAGCAGGAGTTCAAACTCATTGCCGCCATCGTTCGCGACTACACGCCCGACACCTACTCCTACGAGGTCGATGGACCCAAGAAGGCCAAGCAGGCTGACTACGATCTTGTGGACATCATCCCTGTTTCGGACCCCAACGCATCGACGATGGCCCAGCGGGTGGTGCAGTACCAAGCCGCACTGCAACTGGCGCAAGGCGCACCCCAGATTTACGACCTGCCGCAACTGCACCGTCAGATGCTGGAGGTCTTGGGCATCAAGAACGTCGCCAAGATCATCCCGATTGAGGACGATCAGAAGCCAATGAACCCAGTCTCGGAGAACATGGCAGTGATGACGGGCAAGCCGGTCAAGGCTTTCCTGTATCAGGACCACGAAGCGCACATCAAGGTCCACATGAACGCCATGCAAGACCCGAAAGTGCAGCAGATCGTGGGTCAGAACCCCCGCGCCCAGTTGATTCAAGCCGCCATGATGGCTCACATCAACGAGCACATCGGCTTCCAGTACCGTGTCGAGATCGAAAAGATGCTGGGTGTTCCGCTTCCTCCCCCGGACGAGCAACTGCCCGAGGACATCGAGGTGGAACTGTCCCGCGCCGTGGCTGCGGCGTCCGACAAACTGCTGGCAAAGGATCAGGCAGAGGCTGCAATGAAGGCCGCGCAGCAAGCCGCACAAGACCCGGTCATCCAACAGCAGCAACGCGAGTTGGACATCCGCGAGGCAGAGGTTCTACGCAAGAAAGCCAAGGACGAGGCAGACGTGCAACTGCGCGAAGCCGACCTTGTTGCAAAGGACCAGCGCGAACGAGAGCGTATTGCCTCTCAAGAGCGTATTGCAGGGGCGCAGATTGGAGTCAAAGCGATGGATGCAGAGAAAG